CGAGATGAAATATCAGGTGGTCCTAATTCAAATAAAGAACAAGGCAGAAATGCATACATGTTCCAAAAAGTCACAAGACAAAGAGAATATGCTAGAAATCAAATAATGCAAAAGCATAGTGCTATGCTACAGCAAACTATTGCACAGGTTCAAGCACATAACGCATCTGTTAGAGCATCAGTTGCAGAAGCACAAGCAGCAGTCAGTAAAATTATGGGATCACAAGCAGCTGCTATGGGATCTATCAGTGGTCTTGGTGGTGCGGTTCAAAGAACAGCAGCAATACTTACATCTACACAATCTACTCAAGCGTTCTTAGCATAGATAAATTATGGCAGAATTTAGACAAACGTTAAATGAATATGGTGTTAGACTCATGGTCTTTCGTGACAGAAAGAGACTTGAGAACAGTGATGGTGCTTTCAACTACATTGAGTTTCTCAGAGGATTTGAGATATTTCAATCACTAGCACAGAGTACTACGCAAGCATCATTCATATTTGAAGATGCTGCAGGTATTAGTGGCATCTTTACTGGATCAGAGGTTATTAAGGTTCAAGTAAGCACACCTAATGTTGATAGGGAATGGACATTTAGAAGTTTTAAAATCGGTGCTCGTGCAAGAACTAAAGAAGAAACAGATGTATTTCAGATTGATGCTGTATCAGAAGAGTTTATCAAAAATGAAACTGTTAATATTTTTGGACATAGTAGAGTAATCTTTCAAGGAAAGATAGAGGCAAAGGATATTGTTGAACAGTTAATGAGAGATGAAAGATTTATTGGTAGTAAGAAGAATCTATACTTAGAAGATACTATTAATCAACATGCTTTTGTAATGCCTAATTGGAGACCATTAGATGTTATCTATTGGATGCTTCAAAGAACAGTTCGTAAATCTTCTCAGACAGGTGGATTCCAAAATGGTTTTTGTTTCTTTGAGAATGACATGGGATATCATATGAAATCATTTGATAGACTTATTGAAGACATTGAAGAACAAAGTTTTGGTAAAGAAACTGATTTCTCAACTGGTAAAGCACAACTGTATCGTTATAGTTACTCAGAAAAGAATGTAGATCCTCAATCAGATTTCTTAAATATAACTGGTTTCTCATTTCCTAAAGAGAAAGATTCTCTAGAAGGATTAAGACATGGGTGTTGGTCTGGATATAGTGTAGGATTTGATCCTGTTTCGATATCCTCATCAAAGATGGGATTGAGTAGAGATATGTCAACTGATGCTATAAAATACAATATGGATGAGGTCTGGTCAAAAATGGCTCACCTTAATGGTAAAAAGACTGTTAATCCTATCGAGCAAATGGACAGCGATTACAAACAAATGCTTGCAACTCCTAAGAGAGTTCGTTATAGTATGCTTAGTAACCAAGTCTTTGATCCTAAATTTGTTGATAACCCTCAAGCAAACTACCAAGAACAGGCAGAATTGCAGGCATATCAATGGATGAGAATTGAAACTTTAAAAAACATTCAGATGAATGTTACTATTCCTGGTAACTTAGATCTGTATGTTGGTTCTGGTATTCAGATTGAAATTCCAACTGCTTACACAACACGAGAGGGAAAAAGAACTGACATGAAATACAGTGGACGATACATGATTAAGAGTATCACTCACTCATTTACAGGAAATGAATTTCAGACAGAACTTAGTCTATGTAAAGATTCTATCTTGAAAGACAAAGGTACACCATCCGCACCTCCCGTAACAACTGTTAACTCATAAATAGTTCTGTATCACGAGGTACAACAATGAAAACAATAGAAGAACACATTCAACACGACAAAGATCTAATCGAAAATCCAATGTCATCACCTGCAGCACGCAGGCACGCTAAAGTAGAACTTCATGAACTTGAAGTCTATCATACTAATCATCCAGAGGATCATCATGATCCAAACGCACTCGAACTATTTTGTGAGATGCATCCTGATGAGCCAGAATGTTTAGTATATGACGATTGATGACTATTTGCTAGGTCATTGGACAAACAGATACCAAGCACAATCTAATCCTCTGGCATTTGCCTCTGTAGAACTAATCTGGGAAAAGGATGTAGATCCGTTTTGGTATAAATCAAAAAATTTTTATAGATCGGAAGGCGAGAGTCGTCCTTATCGTAGTGGCAGGCACAAGTTAGTCACTATTCGGGGGGACTCTTTTTTAATGGAGAACTACGACGATAACCTGACTCGAAGAATAGGTTGTGATATGTTATTTGAATTTAATAACGATCAATGGGAAGGGACACTATTCACTAAAGGAGCATGTATTATGAATGGTGCAAACGTTAGTTCACATATGATATTGTTTGGAAACAAAATACATCAAGCAGATCAAGGAAAAGATGAGCATGGTAATTTAATTTGGGGTAGTGACTACTATTACAAGTTTACAAGACTGGCTAAATAATAAAAAAGATATAAGTCCATGAATTCTGTCGAAGGTATCTTTAATGAACCTTCAGTAAATTTCGTTGGTAAAGACGGATTTTTCTGGTGGGTCGGAGAGGTAGAAGACAATGAAGATCCTATGGAACTTGGCAGAGTTAAATGTCGTGTTCTAGGATACTATACAAATTTCAGAGGAGGAACTACAGCAGATCTCCCTTCTGAATTTTTGCCATGGGCAACTGTACTACAGCATACTTGTCAAGCAGGTAATGACGGACAAGGTGAATCAACAGGTCAACTACAACCTGGTGCTGTTGTTATGGGTTTCTTTATGGATGGTGAAGTTGGACAGATGCCAATAATTATTGGTGTTATGAGAGTTCAAAAGGCAAATCAGACAAAGAATGTAAGAGAGTTTTCATTCACAGGATCTAAAATGTATCCTGGTACTGCTCCTAACCCATCTGCTATTCATCCTGCAGATAATAATACTGCTGATCCAGATAAACCTCAAAGACAAGGAAAGTCAAACGTTGTTGCTTTTGCAGGTTTAAACAAAAGTGAACTTGGTGGTGATGGATCACCGAAAAATTTAGGATCAGAACCAGGCATACCAGGTAGTAGTATAAATCCAATCAAACCTATAGATCCTGCAAAACCAATTCCTGTTGCAAATGGTGTTGGAGGTCCTTGGAAAAGTTTAGAATATAAGTTATCGTATCTAGTTGAGGATCTTGCGGACACTGCTGCTAATCTAATTCAAGCAGAAGCAGATGGTTATGTTGATATAGTGATTGGTAAATTTGTAACTAAAAAAGAATTGACTGCTCGCATTCATAATTTTTTAGGATCTATATTTGCACAGATCATATCTGCTATGCGTCAAGGATTGACACACTTGGCAGAAGATTTACAAATGTCAAAAATTATTGTTAGTGCTACTGGTGTTCCTTTTTCAATTCACCAGAAAGTTCAAACATCAGTTAGTACTATTCTATCTTCACTCTGCTCATTAGATAGTAAGATTACTGAATACACTGCAATACCTTTGAAAGTGGTGACAGATGCTTTAGATGCTCACCTGTTAGGTGCTTCTACAAAAGCAGATTGGATCACAAAAACTGTAAATGATGTTGTAGCAACTGTTTTAAAGGAAGCAGATAAAATTATAAAAGCAATCGGTGATATCGTTAAAAATGTAAAAACTATTCTTCAAGGACTTGATGAAGCATCAGGTATTGTTAGTCAATGGGAAGCAGCACAAACTATCTTTGGTGTAGATCTTTTTGGTAAAAACTTATCAAATCTAATGCAGACATTAGTTAGTTTCAATACTAGCAACTGTATGAGAGGATATGATAGTGCTAAAGACATTGCTGGTTGGTATCCTTTGTTTGGTGTTACCAGTTGTAAGTTTGAAGATCTTGAAAAAATTAATAAAATTAGAGGGTCGAATCGAGGAGACGGGAAAGGTAATACGGGTAAAGGATTATTCTCTGCACTATATGAAGATGCTGATCCATACCTAACATCCGCTAAGAACTATCCAAATGGTTCATATGATCTATGGTTAGGAACGCCAGGTCGTCAAGGTGAAGTTCATAAAAAATCAAATGGAACTACACATACATCAATTAAATTTAATAACTCACACTTTGCAGAAAAA